ACAGACCAGTTTACTTCTGATTTTTCTCTGTCATACATCTTATAAGAATAACCATCTTCTTTTAATTCTTTGAGAATGTTATTAGTCTGTTCATCATCTCTAGAATTACGCAATGTTGCAGATGCAAATTCCAGTGGAAATCTAGATTTTAATAGGCAACAGTAATAACTAACTATTGCATAGGCAACTGCATGAGATTTATTAAAAGCATAAGCACCCATTGTATTAATGTGATCCCAAATGTTTCTAGCTTCTATTTCTGAAACACCAAAATCAGCTGCACCTCTTTTAAAATCTTGAAAGTATTTATCAATAAATTCCTTACCTAAAGATTTAGAAGTAGCCTTTCTAATAGCTGATACATCCTTCCAAGACATTTTGCCAATATCTCTGACAATCATCATAACTTGCTCTTGATACACAATTACACCATAAGTTTCTTTTGTTATTTCTTCTAAGATAGGATGAATATATTCAACTGGTAATTCACCAGTTCTTCTTTTGGCATATTGAGCAGTGCCACCAGAATTAAGTGGTCCTGGTCTAGCTAAAGATGTAATCGCTGAAATATCATCAAACTTTCTGACTTTCATTTCATTTGTAAGTTTCTGCAATGCGTATCCTTCAAACTGAAATATTCCTGCATATTTCTCATCATTTAAAATATCAAAAGCATTTTGGTCATCCAGTGGACTATCAAACAAATCTGATCTACTCCATCCAATCTGATCTAAGATATCTTGAATAACAGATAATGTTCTCAAACCTAATGCATCTATTTTTAATAAGTTAAGTGCTTCAGCATCTTTCTTATCAATCTGAGCAGAATATTGACTGACTGAGCAATATTGACTAACTGGTTTATCAGTCACCAAAACACCTGCTGCATGAACTCCAGAATGTCTGGCATGGTTCTCCATATCAATAGCAGTTTTCAAAAGAGGATATTTATTAACCATTGACCTACCAACATAAGTATCTGTCAAAGTATCCAGAATACAGAGATCTGCTCTAGGTTCACCAAGTGCTCTTTCAATAATATTTTCTTTCAAACTTTTAACGTCAGGTAGTGGCATCTTAATATCTTTACAAACTTCTGAAATAGCTGACCTAGCTTTATATCTGCTAATCGTACCCAAGTGACATACCCTATCACTGCCATATATATTATTAAGATAATCAAATATCATTTCTCTTCTGTCATCTTGAAAATCAATATCAATATCTGGTAAATCATCTCTACTGACATCAATGAATCTTTCAAACAACAATCCAAACTTTATGGGATCTACAGTTGTAATATCAGTTAAATAACAAACTAAAGATCCTGCACTAGATCCTCTGGCAGGACCTACCAACATATGTTTCTTGGCATAGGCAACCATATCTGCAATCACAAAAAAATAATCCTCAAAATTCTTTTCTTTGATTGTCTCTATTTCTCTGTCTAATCTTTCTTTGTAAACACCTTCAAGCTTAATACCTTTTTTCTTAGCACCTATAATACAAAGATCTTTCAGAGAATATTCTGATATAAAAGATACCATCTTAGCAGTAGGTAAAGTTGCATTACATTCATTGGCAATATAGTGAGTGTTTTCTTTAGCTTCTCTAGGTATCCAACTTGGAAACTCATAATCATTTGTAATTGGTTTAGCATTTGGAAGTTTATTACTACCTACAAGAATTTCATAAGTTTCTTTATCTTTAATTGTTGGATAATAATTATTGGATGTTGCGACTGGTTTAAATCCTTTCTTTTTACAAAACTCCAAAGCTTTTGGTGAACTCATTTCGATATATAAATGATCTCTCTTTGTAATTGGTAATAATCCCCAGTCTGGATTTACACCTGACAGCATTATAACATTTTCAGATACATCAAATAAATGTTCATAATCTAATTTGTTTTTATAACTAAATGTGACTAGCTCATAAATCTCAGATAATCCTTGATTGTTTTTAGCTAGAAATCCCATCATATTTCCACCAATATCACCGATAGGAAGTTCTACACCAAGTATCGGTTTGACTTTATACTTCTCGCAAATTTTGACAAATGGTACATGACCCCATGTACCATTGTCAGTTATCGCTATGGCATCCATCCCAAATTGAGCTACAATTTTTTCGATAGAGCCATAAGCTAGGCGAAAGGAATACTCTGTTCTAATCCTTAGTTGAATCATCGATACCCTCTTGAATAAATGCGTATACTCCTAAATCATGAATGGAATCTTTATGTTTATCATCCCACTGGTTACAGTATCTCATGAGTTTGTGTACAATCATTGTTAAGTTACCAAATCGATTCATTTCTTCAGCCGATGTTTCTGGCCATAAAGGCAATCCTTTTGGGAATAAAGCTTTTATTACTTCACCATATTGATCGTATGTTGCACCATAATCTGATCTCTCATTAAAAGTCTCTTGAGCTTTTGATAAATTATAAATAATATTTTCTTTCTTTACGTTTTTCATTTTACTTCCTTTCTTATTAAGGTCTGTCACCTTCTTGAGCTTCGACCCATCCAGATCCACGAATTTTTTTCCAAGTTTCATATCCCTCAACATTCTGAGGATATCCATCTCTTTTGAGCCATTGTCTAATGTGTAACAAAAGATATCCTTTTGACTTCAAAATATCCAATGGCATCTCATTATTTGTAATACGTTCAAAATATTCTTCAACTGTAAAATTATCAATTAAGAATCTTCTAAAACTTGGAGCAGATGTTTTTGCTCCATATTTCAATCTGGCTACAAACTTTGGACCAAAAAATATATAATTACAATTAATACCTTTTTTAATTTGTAAATTATCTTTTGTGAATTTCATCTTTTTTCCTTTCTGATTGCCTTATATATAATATAGTGATTCGCTTGTATTTTGTCAAGTCCTAAATGCAAATAAATTTTTTATCTAATGTTTTCAGTTATTTATCAGTCTTTAATATAAATTCATGTGTTTTTTGATTAGAAGTGAACTGTCTTTTTTTCTGTAATTTATTAGATTTAAATCTTCTATAATCCACATGATGATGATCTCTGTTGAATTTTGTCGTTAAACATGTAACATCTGGATGCATATCAACTAACATTTTGCTTTTATTTAATGTTCCTTCATTTTCATAAAATTCTGCTGTGTTCCCACCTTTGATTGTCTGGGTTGCTCTTTTGCTTTGTAGAAACATATTAAATTCTGCTGTACAAAGACCTTTTTTTAATATTCTTAAAGATAAATCAGTATCTTCATTATATCTTCCTCTCCATCTAAATGGAATAGAATTTTTAATAAACAAACAACTATAGATCCTAGTGTTAAATCTAATTGCAGGTCTACGTTCTGTTGAAGGACAAAAATGAGTATATCCTAAACCTGCTTGTGCAATGTTCTTGTAACGTTTAACAAAATCTTCAATGATTTTAAATAATGTGCCATCTGCACAAGGTATTTTTTTATTATCATTAAACCTTTCAAAACTTTCAATATTGTCATCCATCACCCAATGAAATTTAAAATTATTATCAATAGAATGATCCCAAGCAAAATTCCTAGCAGGGCCAGGGCCAGTTCTTTTATCCCCATCTTTCCAAAACAAATCATAATCTTTTTTGTATTTATCTGGTAAAACAAGCAATGAAGTTTTTGGAATTAATTCTGCATAATTTTGATATTCACTTTCTTCAACAATTATATAAAAAGGAACATTCATATTCATTAAAGCTTTACTTGTTGGATTACGTTTCCACCTACCTTTGCTGACAATATATATAGGATATTGAGGATTTTCAGGATTAACAGCAAACCATTTCATCCCTGAGTTTTTTTCTGATAGTGGATACCAAGCTTGTTTTTCTTGTTTTCTTTGCAAGCCATCAAATACTTTTTGTCCTTCATAAATATGCTCTTTAACTTTTTCTTTAAAGTCTTGAAAATCATTTTCATTTCTAAATTTAAAAGTTGCAGTAATTTCTGGTTTAGGTTGAGGAAAATTATTGTACTCTGGCAAACCATGCATTTCTTCTTCCCAGTTATCTATTGGAGATAAAAAATCGAATAATTCTTGTCCCATTTTGTTCCTTTCTAAATATTAAAATACCTAAGACCTCTTGGTCTAACTAAAAATAAATTTTCTTTTGCTCTGGTAAGTGCCACATACCAGACTCTGTTTTCTTCGTCATTACCTAAACTATTCCAAGATAATCTACCCATGTCAGTTAATAACACAACATTATCAGCTTCACCACCTTTTGACTGGTGAATTGTTGAAATAGTAATTCTAGGTTTATCTTTAAATCTCTCTCCATTTCTCATGCAAGATCTTAAATATTCTCTTTCATCTGGTGGAATACCTTTTAATATTTCCATCCAATCTCTTTGAATAGATTCTGGTGGTAATCCAAAATCCTCAAGAGTGTAACTCTCTTTTGCTCTAATTTTAACTTTAAATGTAAAATACTTTGCTAGGTTTTTTGCATCAAATAAACTAATCTCATTATTTTTTCTCATGGATTCCCATGCCATGATTGCTCTGGTTTCATCAGTATCTAATGAACTTTTACCATTGTATATGTATCCATATCCTTGTTGCCTGACAACTTGCTTCAGACGATATAAAGTATACTTACTCCTACCCATACAAAGCCAAGTGCCATCTTTATTAAAATCTATTTCTTGTTCATCAGAAACATATTCAACTTCACCCTTATCTAATTTTGAAGTGTATGGTTTTACATATCTGTTTTTAATTCGACCTACGACATCAGTTGCTAATTTATAAATAGAGTGAGGAACTCTAAAACTTTGTGGTAAAATAACTTGATCACCTTTTAAACTCAAAAACTTTTTAACATCTGCACCTGCCCAACCAAAAATAGCTTGATCATCATCACCTGCAATGTAAACCTCTTTTGCATATTGAGATGCAGTTATTGCCATTTTATATTGTAAAGAACTTAGATCTTGAGCTTCATCAATAATACAAATATCTATTGGTAATGGTTCATGAAACTTTTCTAGCATATCAGTAAAATCTAATAATTTATTTTGTTTCTTATATTTTTGCAAAGCTTCACTATATTGTTTGACAGCATGTAAACTTAAATCATTTTCATTAATATATTCGTATTGTTTTTCTAATGACCTAAGACCAACTCTAGAAAGTGATTCAACTCTAGAGCACTTATCACCCAAACCCATGCCAATATGAACTCCAAGATCTTCATCATAAATACCTTTAAATTCAATTCCCATAGCCTTACCGATATTTTTAAAATGTTTATCGGTCATTATCTCATCTCTTTTTAAACCTAGTCTTTTAAATGCAAGAGAATGTAATGTTCTGAAAAATGGAAATCTACCAGTATCAAACCCAAACTTTTCCATAGCTCTTTCTTGAGCTTCATGAGCTGCCTTTCTTGTAAATGCAAGATAAGCAATTCTTTCTGGTTCAATACCTCTAGCTAAACTTTGTTCAACTATATTCAGAAGTGTTGTTGTTTTTCCTGTTCCAGGGGGTCCAAGTATGATCTGAACATGTCTCATTATTTTTTCCTTTCTCATCTGACCAATAAACATAAACGACAGATCCACACTTTGGGCAACTCAAATTCGTAACATATTTATGATCTTCATCTTCTTCTAAGTCATGATCACCACCCCATATTAATACTTGAGGTCCATCGCAAACATAACAATTCATTCAAACATATCCTTAATATATTTCATTTCTTTGATTCGTTCTAATACAACTTTTTCATTACAAACATTACAGCATCTTTCTGGATATTTATAAATGGGTTCTGGATTATGACTATCCATTACGTTATATATTTTCGTGCCACACATGCAACAAATAATAGGATCTTTAAGTTTTAACATTATATAAAATCTTCCTCTATTTCACTTGGAATATCTAGTGGTTCATCATCATAAAAATCTGGTGCAGGAACTGACCAAACTTTTACTGGTTTTGATTTTATCCTAAAAGTATTTCTATCGCCACCTAAAGTTCTAAGCCATGACCAAACTTGATGCTGATTCGGATACCTAAATCTTTTGGCTTCTAAATAAACAAAGAGATCTTCTGATCTAAAATATACTTTTGCTTCATCTGGATCATGATATGGTTTTGCATTCATGATTTCATCTTTATGTCTAGCTTGAACTTTACCAGTTAAAAACGAATCAAGCATCTTTTCAAATTGACCTTGTGGAGATGCATCATCTGGATCAACAATCACTTCTACATTCTGTAATAATTCATTGATTCGTTTTTCCCATTTCTGACTAGGCATAGTGCTAGGACATTTATTTAATTTTTCCACACATATTTTTTGTAGTTGTCTTTGATCTAATAACTGAGGAGTAGTCACCTCAATTCTTTCACCTTGCATTTCAATATACCAACGAACAGATTGTTTGTTTTCTGTTTCATATTTTGTAATGGCATCAACCTCAATAGCTAAACCACCACCAAATCCACCGACACCAAATTCTCTTTTGATGCATTTTGATTTTTCACAGTAATTACATATTGGTGCTTGTTTACATGTGTAAGCATATTCTTTTCTGCTTACTGATTTTATGAGAGTATTCACTTCTCCAGATGGTAATGCTTCTGGTAAATGTTCGTAGTTAAATCTCATTAAATCTTCTTGCCAATCATCTGGATTTTTCTTTCTGAAGTAAACCCCAACATTAAACAAAGAAATATTTCTACTCCCTTCTGGAAAGCCTAACGTAATAATATGTTGTAAGCAAGGTGGGCCATCAGAAAAATGATCTAAAAGTTTTGGAGTATGTTGCTGAAGCTTATCATAGTTTGTAGTTTTCTTTTCAGCTAAATCTATAAACTCTTCTAAATCTAATTTCTTTCCATTGTGTATGGCATATCTTTCTGTCTTATCACCATCCCAATAACAAAGATTAATCCAGTTACCTCTGTCTAAATCATTAGCTCTAGATGTTTGTTTTGGAAATATTTCAGATCCACCATATCCTAACTGAGCAGCAAATTCATTTAGTTTTGCCACCATATCCACAGCAGATATACTGGGATTACAAAAAAGATACAGATGAGCACCCCCTGATTTTGATCTACATAACACCAAAGGAGTTTTTCTAATTTTCTTTTCAAGATTTTCAAGTGTTTCATTTAATTTTACCTCACCTCTAATATCAACATCGATTACACCAAAATTACAGGAGTTATCTTGTTTAAGCATAATAATACCTAAAATATAATCTCCACCATTTAAATGAGATCTAAAGTTTTCTTCAGTTGCAGGTTCACTTACAGTAACTGCACGACCAGAAACCTTACCATCAGCTTCTTTATTCTGAACTCTGTATTGACCATGAGCCAACTCATAGCCTTCAAATAATTTCATAAATCGGTTGACTATCATTCCCTATAATCCTTTCTTACTTGGTCGAGGTGTTAGATCTAAACAGGCCCTAAAGACCTAACACCTCTAACGATACATCAATGGATTCTATTGATTCGTATATTCATGCATCGTTTTAACTAGAAGGGAATTTCATCACTATCGTCACCACTAGCATTGACTTTACCTTCTGTAACCTTCTTTCTAAAAGTTCTAGCTTCTAGATAAATATTTTCTCCAGTTGATAGGTTCTGGATTATACCCCCTGACTTGGCATCGTACTTCATAGTCACTTCCCAGTTAAACCATGACCCCATGTCATTTTGTTCTGGAACAGTTGTCAATGTATAGGCAGTCCAGAACATGGCAGGATTAATTGTACCTTTACCAGTTGGATGAGGAATTTGCAACCTATTCATCATACTATTCCACTTCTTTGCCTTTTTTAAAGCAGAGCCACTCATTGATATTAATGCAGGTGAATAAGATCCATCTTGATCAATCACAAACACAAAATATTCAGCAGTAATTGAAAGAACATTATTATCAGGAGTAATGAGTTTACCCTTGTCATCTTCCTTACACTTGCTAATTAAATCGGTGCAGTTCAAACCATGATCAGCAACAATTTTTCTTTCTTGTGTCCATTCCAAATGTGTCTTTCGGTATTTTACTGGAACAACAGTAATACCTTTTTCACCATCGAAATACTCATTAGTCACATTATCAAAGATCATTCCTGCTTCAGCACCTTTTATATAAGCACCATCAGCTTTACTAACTTGTGGAGATAATGCCTGTAAAATCCTAAGTCTAGGAATTAGCATATCATCATTAGTCATATTTTCAGAAGCAGTTCCTGCATCTTCCAATATGATGGATGGATCAAATTTCACTACATTTGTCTCTTGTTTTAAATCTAATTCAGCAGTCATTATAATTTTCCCTTCTTAATAATTTTCTTTACATCGTCTGCATTACAAAATTTCCCAACAGATCCAGTGTATATTTTAAACAAGTCTGTCGGTAACTCTTTACCTTCCTTTAACATACCATCAAAGTGATTCGATAAAGTTTTACTATTTACAGTTTCTTCCAGTGAATAATTGATACCACGATCAGATATTTCTTTTGTAAACTGTCTGCATTGTTCATCTTCTTTTCTATCAAAATTAACTTTGACAGTATTTTTAATTAGACTTTCAGCTTGATTTTCCCTTAACCATTGAAAACATTTCTGCCTTCTAACCATTAATTCGTTTTTCAAACCTTCATCTTTCTGTCTGACAATTGCAGTTTTAGTTGGTAAAGAGTGACTCATAAATTCATGCAGATAAACTCCCTGACCATTTCCTAACGCAAAAGCTTGTGAATTAAGCTCACTCATTAAATCTGGAAGTTCTTCCTCAGAAATTATTTTATACTCTTGTTTCTTTTTCTTTAACGTAATTTCAATTTGTTCTATTTCTTTTTCCAAGTCATACATTCTTTGACCTAGCTCAGTTAACGCACCTAATGAATTGGATGCAGGTGCAACATCCTCAAGCAGATTGATATTCGTCATTTTTGACCTTTCTCATTTCTAAGGCAACAGGCATATACCATCCTTTACGTCTATCTCTGTCACCTTCTTCTTTGTTACGTTCCCATCTGAGAACCTTGATTAATGGAGACATCTCACTGGCAATCATGCAAACAATCATGACAGCAATAGGATCTCCACCCCCTGCCCACAACAAGAAATCGTCTGGACTGAAGTCTTTCATAATTCTTCTAGCTTTCTGTATAGATGGAACTGGTACAAATTGTGGCTTGTCACTTGATTCAAATACGACTTCCAGTTCCCCATATCTAGCTGCATCTGTTAGATCTGGAGTAAATCCAAATTTATTCTGTATTGGTCTCTGTACTATATATACTTTTGGCATCTCTTTCCTTTCTTTAAATCCAACTTACAGTTGTCGATCCTTTAACATTATTGCCAAATACAAACCAAGCAAATGCCATAACACCCCCTGATTGAAATTCACCAGAAACATTAAACGATAATCTTTTTGAAAAAACATAAATATTTTTTGGTGGATGAACTTTGAACAATTCACCTCTCTTTACTCCTTCTAGAAATTGTAACCTAACTAAAATAGCTAACTTCTTTACACCCAGATCCAATGCCTTTTCTGCAAAATCAAGTGCCAAACTAAATGGTGGATTGGTAATAATTTCTGGTGCTAATAGTTTTTGTTCTAGTAAAAAATCAACACCACTTTGATATCCACTGCCATAGTCGATTAAATCAGTTCCGATATTTTTAATATTGTTGTCATTCAATACTTTACATATCGCACCATCTCCACAGGCACACTCCCATACATCTGTAAACTCTTCTTTATCCAATAAAGATTGCACAGCATAAGACGGAGTTGGGTAGAAATCATGCTGATTTCTTTCTCTTAACTGATTCGCACCAGTAATTTTAAGAAGGGAACTCATCGTAAACTCCTTCAAAAATTATAAATGGCTGATCTTTATGTTCACATTCAACAGCAACTTCTTCAGTTTTAAATTTTGTTCCACATGAAACACATTTTCTAAATCGAATGCTTTTACCATCAATAACATCAGAGCTATATACTCTGGTTTTTGTGTGTCCACACTTAATACAATGCATCTTATTTCCTTTCTAAAGAGACTGGAGCACAGTATTCAAAACTCACGAATCAATGAAAGGGAAGTGCTCCAATCATTTACATGTTCGAGCTTAAAGTTTTAAAGCAATTATCGAAAAAGTCAATCTCTTTTTACTATAGGAAAAAATTTGGGAGTAAAAAATATTTTTTTAAAATTAGCAAAAGTTCGGTAACATCGGTAACGGATGGCTTTTTTTGTTTTGTTTTCAATATTTTATTTATGTTACCTAAGATCAAAACAATCGGTAACTGTTACCGAAGTCTGGTAACATCTCTGTAAGTTGTTGAAAAATAATAAATTAAAAATAATTTAGATTTAGGACTTGACAAATGTGACCGAATCATTTATATTATATATATAAGTTAATCAGAAAGGAAAAAACATGACAGCACCATTACCAAAAGTTTCAGTAAAACCATTATTTGATTTGTTCTTAAATGACGATAAATATGTTACATTTTCTACTGACACACTTAAAAAGTGCAAGGCGATGGCAAAGAAGCTTGGAAAGCCATGTACTATTTATGCTCATGTTAAATATGAATTTGGTAAATTTAAGTATGTGCCAGTTTGGTCACAATAAAAATGGGGGGGATATAATCCCCCTTCAATAATTAGAAAGGAAATATAATGGGAAAATTAATTGATCAAAAAGCAATAAAAGATTTAAACGAAGCTGTTTTAAAATCTATGACTGAGTGTAAAAATAATGGAGTTGCTTGGACACCACCATTTACTGGTAAGAAAAGAGGGCTTGCCTACAATATGTTTACTGACCATGAGTTAACTGGTGGTAATCAAATCATTGCTTTGTTTTTCGGTGCAGATGATAGATGGGGAACATTCAATGCGTTTAGAAAAAATGGAATGAAAATTAGAAAAGGTAGCAAGGGAGTTACTTTTATTAGACCGATCATCTTGAAAAAAGATGAAGATGGTAAAGATTTAGCAGAACCAAAAGTAATTGGATTCAAAGATTACACTATGTTTAATGGTGCTGATGTTGTTGATATCGATGCTGACAAAGATGAATTAACTCAAAAGTTTGAAAGTATGGAAGTATCTGTTGAAGATAAGCATAGAGTTGTTCAGGCTTTTGTTGATAACACTGGCATTGAAGTAGAGCATTCTGATCTTGCCAGATGTTATTATGCACAAAGTTCTGACTATGTTCACATGACTTTGAAGTCAAACTTCACTGACTTAAACACATATTATTCTGTTTTACTTCATGAGATAGCACATGCCACTGGACATAAATCAAGATTAAATAGATTAGAAAAGACTGATTCGTATGCCTTTGAGGAACTAGTTGCTGAACTTACTAGCATGTATTTATCTGTACACTTTGAGTTAGCTCATGAGCCTACAAAAGATAACGCAACTTATTTGAATGCATGGATCAAAGGACTTGGTGATGATGAAACATTTATCTGGAAGGCATCATCTGAAGCTATGAAGGCTGTCAAATATCTTATGAAATTAACTAAGAAGAATGATTGGAAAGATAAAATAGACAGAAAAATTGAGACAACTATTGAAGAACTTAGTAGCAAAGCAGCATAAGTGATTCGTTTTTATGGGGAGTATAAAAACTCCCCATGATAAAACTTTATAAGTGATTGATTTTAAACACTTTTAATATAGATTTAGACTTGACATTTATATGGTGCTATGGCATTATAATGGTATAGAGAAAAAAGAAAAAATTTAGAAAGGAAAAAATGTACGATCCAAAAATATTTACAAAAGAAGAATTAGATAGATTTTCTGAGGAAGATCTTACAAATATGTATGATTATATAATTGAGCAAGGTCTTGAAAAGAAACTGCTTCAAAAAAGAAAAGATAATAGTTAATTTAACTGGGGGAGAAATCCCCCACAATCAGAAAGGAAACAAAATGAGAGCAAAAATAGCACACATATCAGCAGACAAAGGCAAAATAGAATTATGGTCATATGGTGGTGGCAGAGGTTTCGGTAAACTAGAAGTTGTATCTTCAAATCCACAATTTATAGCAAAAGCTTTAACCAGATATGGTTATGAAGATAGATTATCTTTCTCTTCAAGTTTTGAATTTGGTGAAGAGTCTGGTTTTAAAACTGATGATGAACCAAGCAATTTATTAGATAAGGCTTTTGAAATTGTGATAGGTAAGGGAGAGTAAAATGGGAATGTCAAATTGGATATTAGATGTAGAAGAAAAGTTTTGGGATCATGCTCAAAAGATTATTGGTGACTGTGAATCTCACAAAGAGTTTAAAGAGTTAATGTTTAAGTTTGATACCAGGTTTTTAAAACCTTACAACTCTTTATCTTTAGAGCTTGATATGTTCTGGGATGAGTTTTGGACTTAGTATTTTTTATATGGGTTTGTGTGTTATTCATAGCTCTGATACTTTTGATATTAGGGTTATGTTTAACACTTAATGATTGAGAAAGGAATAAATAATGGAATTTAAAATTGATAAAAATGTGCCAATGCCAAAAGCAGCGACAACCAAAAGTAAATATTATTTTGTAAATAGTATGGAAGTCGGTGATAGTTTTGAGGTAGAATCTCGTTCACTGGCTAATGCTATTCAAGGATATTGTAATCGATCTTATAATATCAAATTAGCTCAGAGAGTCATGGGTGATAATAAGTGGAGACTTTGGAGAATAAAATGAATGATTTTGATGTTGGGAATAAACTGGTCAAGGATAAACATATCAAGGAGATGACAGTTAAACAGTTGACTATTCTCAAGGATAGGCTCAGTGAAGAAATACATGAACGATTCAAAGATGAATATTGTATCTTAGAATTGTATGGTAATGAAGGATATATCTGTCGATCTTTGTTTTTTGGAAAAGGAAAAAGAAGAAATAAAGCTTGGCTAGAAGAGAATAAATGGTATAAAGAAAAAATATAATGTTCATAATTTTCTCTCCATATAACTAACCTCACTTTTGTGGGGTTTCTTTTTTTGTGTTTATACGTTATATATTATTTAACAGCTAACCACTGCAAGAAAGGTAAGATATGAAAAGAAAAATCGGTAGACCAAAATTTGAAATAACAGAAGCTATTTGTGCAAAGGCTGAACATCTTGCTTCAAAGGGATTAACTGTTGATCAAATAGCAGCAGTCTTTGGAGTTTCTGATGCAACAATATATGAAAGACAAATTGAAAATCCTGACTTCTCTGACGCACTAAAAAGAGGTCGAGCTTCTGGAATTGTCAATGTAACAAATGCTTTATATGAAAAGGCAACTGTTGATAAAGATAATACTGCAATGATCTTCTGGCTCAAGAATAGAGCAGGGTGGGTTGATAAACAGGAAACAAATACTACTATTGAACAAAGACATGTAATAGATTTATCTAGGATTGATAATGAACAACTTGCCCAACTTGAAAGAGTTCTTGAGCAATCTGTCACTGGAACAAGTAAGGGCAGAGAAGTACCGAAGGTCATTGAGGGAGTTTACGAAGGCTAGTTGGAGTTCCATAGAGCCTGGTGTAGAGTTTCAAAACAATTGGCATATTGATGCTATCGGTGAACATTTACAAGCTGTTGTCGAAGGTGATATTAAAAGACTTATTATCAATGTGCCACCAAGACATATGAAATCTATTTCTGTTGCTGTTGTATTACCTGCTTGGACTTGGACTATACAGCCAGAGAAAAAATTCTTATATGCTTCTTATGCCAGTTCATTATCCATTAGAGATAGTGTAAAGTGTCGGAGATTATTAGATAGTAGATGGTATCAAACTCACTTTGGTGATATGTTTAATCTAACATCTGACCAAAATCAAAAGCAAAGATTTGAAAATGATAAGACTGGTGCTAGGATTGCAACGTCAGTTGATGGTGCTCTGACTGGTGAAGGTGGTGATATTATTGTGGTTGATGATCCTCATAATGTCAGAGAAAGTGAATCAGCTACAGTTAGAGAAAGTGTATTAGACTGGTGGGATCAGGCAATGCAAACCAGATTAAATGATCCAAAGACTGGTGCTTTTATTATAATTATGCAAAGAGTACATGAAAAAGATTTAACAGGACATATATTAGCGAATCAATACAATGAATGGGATCATCTATGCTTACCTGCTCGATATGAGGTCGGACATCCGACACCAACAAAATCAACACTTGGATTTACAGATCCAAGAACAAGGGAAGGAGATTTGTTGTGGGAAGAACGTATTGACCAAAAGACTTTGGATAATATTGAAAAGAGTCTTGGGAGTTACGCATCAGCAGGTCAATTGCAACAAAGACCAATGCCCAAAGGTGGTGGCATCTTAAAAGCAGAATGGTGGGTTGCTTGGGATAAACCTGAGTTACCTGACATTGAATATGTGTTACAATCTTGGGATACTGCATTTAGTACGAAAGAAAAAACTTCCTATTCTGCCAGAACAACTTGGGGAGTGTTTAGAAAAAATGGTCAGGTAAATGCCATTGTGTTAGATATGTGGTATGACAGAGTTACCTATCCTGAACTAAGAAAGATTGCACAAGAAGCTTATTATGACTATGAGCCTGATGCTGTATTGATAGAAAAGAAGGCTTCTGGTCAAAGTTTACTGCAAGATTTACGCATGGCAGGAGTTCCAGTATTACCATATATGCCAGATAGAGATAAGGAAGCTAGGGCACATGCATCGTCTGCATTATTAGAAGATGGCAGAATTTGGTATCCTTCTGACAAAAAATGGTGTAAGGACTTAATTGACATATGTGCAGCTTTTCCTGCCAATGAAAACGATGATATTGTTGACACTTGTACACAGGCTTGGTTAAGATTACGCAAGGGTTGGTTTGTTACGCATTCGCATGATGACATTGAAGATGACTTTGAAGAGAGAAAGAGGATAACATTATATGGTTGAAATTCCTTTTGCTGAAGGTTCTCCACCAGATGATTTACAAGTCGAATCAGTTGGTGATGAGGTGCTTATTGGAGATCCAGATACAGATCAAATTAATCAGATTGAAAATCAGTTTGACGAAAATCTGGCTGAAAAAATTAATGATAGAGAGTTACAGAAGAAAGCTTCAACTCTTATTTCGCTTTATGAAGATGATAAAAGTGCTAGGTCGGAGTGGGAAGAACGATACAAAAAAGGATTAAAAACATTAGATCCTGATGGTGGACAAGAAGAATCAGAAGAAGAAAGAGCCACCAGAGGTCTATCGACAGTTGTACATCCTATGATTGCAGAAGCTGCAACACAGTTTAATGCCAGAGCTATTGCAGAACTTTACCCATCTGGAGGTCCTGTTAAGACTGTTATTGTTGGTACTCCGAATGAAGAAACAGAAGAACAAGCCAGAAGAGTTCGTGAATATATGAACTATCAGATTGTTGAGGAGATGCCAGAATACTTTCCAGATCTGGATCAGATGTTATTTCACTTACCATTAGTTGGTCAGACATTTAAGAAAGTTTGGTGGGATAGCAATATGGGAAGGCAATGTTCCCAGTTTATTAAGGCTGAAGATTTTGTTGTTGCTCCAGAGAGCAAAGATCTAATGACTTCTCCAAGATATACACAAGTGATTCGTTTACCTAAAAACGATTACAACAAATATGTACAATCTGGATATTATTTACCTAGTGAATATACAGGTGATGGCTCTGATCCATCTGGTGACACTATTGGAGAGGT